AATGCAACAATCTCTCTTACCGGTCATAGTGAATCTACAGGAAAAGATTATACTGCATCTGCAGAAGCTTCAAGAGGTGGACCTGGAGGCGATTGGGATTGGATGGAAGTAGATGAAGTTGAAGAAGAAACTGTAGCGGAAGAAAAAAGACCTGACTACCCAGATGTAGATAAAGACGGTGATACAGAAGAGTCGATGGAAAAAGCTCTTAAAGATAAAGAAGTAAAAGAAGAATACAATATAGGTAAAGGGATGGAGAAAGATCATGACTTCGATGCAATGTTAGCTCATGCATTAAAACTACATGCAGGAACATCAATAGAAGACCTTAAAAAAGTATCAAATGATTTCGAAGCTGTAAATTACCATAGAGAGAATGCTTATTTAGAAGATGCTATTGATATGTTAGCAGCCGGAAAGCATGAAGAGTTTGAAGATAGTCTTAAACTATTTAAAGATGAAGTTAAAAAGACTATAAGATCATTTAAAGAATCTATCAAAGAGGGGAATATTAGCCAAGAAGTAGTTAATAAGGTAAGTAGGTTTATTACGTCAATGGCTAACTACTATGATTACTCAGAACAAGATGCTGTTTACGCAATTATGCAAGCTCTTAAAGCTCATAAAGGTAATTTTAGAGGCCTAGATGAAGATATGGATCTTGGTCACCAAGATAATGAACCAGGAATGTTAAAAGGCGATTTATATAAAATCGGAAAATATTCTATGGAATTATACCAAATGATGGATGATTTAGAAGACATACACGGTGAAGTTGATCTTCCACATTGGTGGCAATCAAAAGTAACTACTGCTAAAAATATGATCTCAGGCGCTAAGCACTACCTAGAGTTTGAATTAAAAGAACCAGCAATCGACGCTATGGTAACTGAAGATAGTTTAGACGATGAAGCTAAGGTATACTTTATACAAAAAATAAAGAGGGGCGAAATAGACAAACTACCAGAAGATCCTAAAGCAGCATTCTTAGCTCAAATGACTAAAGATCAAATGGATCATGATAGAGAAACTTTAGATAGAGAAGGCGGTTTAGGAGAGTCTTCATTTTATACGAAAGATGTAAAAGATAAAGTAGTATCTAAATTAATGGATCAACTTAAGAAGTAGTTGCTTCTTATATAAAATGTTCGTATCTTTAGGTTATATAAGATATGGCATATAAGATTGTAACACCGAACGAAAAAAACTTAACTCAAGTCTTAAATAACATAGAGTTATGGTTTAGTAGTACTCACGACTTTAAAGTTAACTTCACGGAAGAAGCGAGAAAGTTCTTTAACTCTGAAACAAAACAAATAGAGGAGAGAGCAGTAAATGTTATAGAAGTAGAAGAGTATGAAACCGGTAAACAAGCAAAGGTAAAGTTTATACCGCTACTTAATCCTACAGAAATGAAAGTAGAGNTAAATGGTGAAGGAGAATTCGCTATTAAAAATAGAATCAACAACCAGATGAGAAAGCTAGGAACTCTAAAATCTTACAATAAAGATACTCTTAAACCTAAGACTAATAAAACAAGTAAATACGTACTAAACAATGTCTGAATCTAAACTAAAGAAAGAGTTTGCACAAAAAGATGTACAGAGACTTCGAAACCTCGTTAAAGGTAAAAATGGAGCTAGTACAACTATTGCAGCAGGCTATAAGAAGGATGAAGTAGAGAGGAAAGAAGGTGATATTTGGGAGGAAGATGATAGGAAATGGACTATTAAAAACGGTATTAAGCAAAATATATCCAAACTACAAAAAGCTAGAGAAATAAGTAAGATGCCTCTATTCTGCCCAGACTGTAGCGAACTTATGAATCACCGGTATGATAAAGAGTTCTACACTATTAACAAAAGATGCTTTAACTGTCAGGTGAAGTTTGAAACATCTTTAAAAGCGTCAGGAGAATGGGAAGAGTATCAGAAAAAGATACACAATTCTGAAATAGATAACACAATTCAAAATTACGAAATATGGGTTGATGACTTAATTAATAGTTCAAACGATGGATTTATATCAGAAACCGGTGAATTAGAGAGCTGGTCTAAAGGGAATAGTTCAAATATAGTTAAACAGAAAGAAGAGGCTATTAAATATTTAGAGAACTTAAAGAAGAAGTAACATATTTATTAATATGAATCAAAACATACTCCGAACCTTAATAAGAGATGTAGCAGCACGAAAACTGAATCCCATTGAGGGCGGTAAATACCAGGAATACAAACTCCTAAAAAACCACCCACACCTCATACCAATACTTACAGACTTAATGACAGCGGATTTTCCAATCTTCGTAAAAGACATAGAATGGATCTCCCCTAAACCAGCAACCTATAAAGTTATACTTGGCAACGGACAGTTTTTCTACTTATACGATTTAGAAAGATCTTGGGTAGCTCAAGTAGCAGGTAAAAAGCATTACTTATTAAATTTAGGAGAAGAAGAAATGGCAACTAAAGCTATCTCTAAGTTACTAAAAGTAACAGTACAGGGAGAAGAAGATGAGGCTATAACTGACGAAGAAGAAGCTCCAATAGATGGAATTGAACCCGAAGAAGAGGTAGAGGATATACCGACAGGAGATGAACTGCCTGACGAATTAACACCATCATCATAAAATATATGGATTTAATAGATAAGATACTCCTAGAATGGTCTTACCGATGTGAGAAAGGATACCCAGACCTTGAAAATAAAGAAGATCTAAAGATATTTGAAGAGTTATTCGAAATCAACCTGGTAAGCGAGAAAAAACATCCATTCTCCTATCTAAGCCCAGAGGCACAGGAATTAGGAAAAGACTTAATTGATAAGTTAAATTTAGGTGATGACGAAATTAGAGCTCACGCTAAAAATAGAATTATTATATACACCGATAGACCAAGGCAAGAGATATTTCAAGCTTTAAGAGGGTTGGGATATGAAAAAGACCAAATTACAGGATCAAGCGGCGGCGGCTTTAGAACACCAGAAGGTATTGAAATTATACATAAAAATCAAACTAGTGTTGGAGACGCAGGACTAGATAATGAAGATATAGTCGTTACTAAAATTAATGAACGAATAGCAGTAGAAGGAGGACCGATAACAGTAGTATTTAAAGGCCCTGCAAGGTCCTACACCTATAAAGGAGTAACTTCTGCCGAAGGGGTAGGTAGAGAGGTAGGGGACAATAAAAAAGCAGATATTAGACTAAACACCAGCTCTGGAGTGATTCCTATATCGATTAAAAAGGACGGACCATTCAGATGGTCTTCTGCTATGAAGACACACAGAGAAGTATTTGATGCAGTATTAAAACCCGGTATGGGAAAAGGTACAGAAGATCTCAAACTAGTACAGGATGAAGAAAATCCAAAGTTACTAAATATGATTAACCCTAAAAATAATTTACCCTACGGTAGTATATTCGTAATTAATGCACCCGATATGGACTATGAAACCCTAGCATTCGGCTCTGACGACGCTCTAGTAATCAAAAGATCCTTTGACGATGAAGACTTTAACTTCGACGGAAACACCTTAACAATAAATACCTCAGCCAATTACAAAGAACCCGAACACTTCGACAAAGACGATTTCCCTATTATCAGATTCGAAAGAAACGCTTCAAAAGCAACACGTCGAGAAGGACATGTCGGAAGGGGAATTACAATTAGGACTGTACCTGCTAAAAGCTTTAATAATCTAACATCCCGAGCAAACACTCTAACTTTAGATTACGGAGATCTAAACATATGATAGGTACTTTTAAAATAAACCTTAGTACTCTTCTCATACTAGCGTTGATAGCTCTCCTGATCCTACAAAGACAATGTCAATCCCCTCCCTCCCCGGTAAATCCTACAGTTATTACTAAAGTTGAGACTAAATGGGATACCGTATCAATAGTCAAAACAGAATACGTTCCTAAGTGGAAAACCAGAACAGAAACTATCTACGATACAATTCCTAGCGATATAGATACCTTAAGTATCCTAAAAGACTATTACGCAAAATACTTCTATACAGATACATTAGACTTAGATACATTAGGTAATATTGTTATAAATGACACTGTAAGTAAAAATACAATCGTATCAAGAGGAATTAAACCTAATGTTCTAATACCAACAACTACAATATATTCAAATACAACTATTAATAAAACTAGATTCTATACAGGAATTAATATGTCTGCTAATAAACAATCACTAAATCAAGCAGGAGTTAATCTAATGTTAAAGACTAAAAAATCAAAAATGTATGGAGTAGGTATAGGCTTTAATAGAGACCTACAACCTGTAATAAGTGGAAGCTTATACTGGGAGGTAAAATTAAAAAAGCCAAAAATAAATCTAAAGTTATTTTAATGAGTACAGAATTAAAACAGATTATAAGACAGGAATATGTAAAATGTGTAAAAGACCCAGTACATTTTATGAAGAAGTACTGCTATATACAACACCCTCAAAGAGGTAGAATATTATTTCACCTATATCCTTTTCAAGAAACATCCCTAAAACACTTTCAAGAGAACGATTACTCTATAATATTAAAATCTAGACAGTTAGGAATATCAACCCTTGCAGCAGGGTATTCACTATGGTTGATGTTATTTCATAAAGATAAGAACGTATTAACCTTAGCAACAACTCAAGCAACAGCAAGAAACTTAGTATCTAAAGTACAGTTTATGTATGAAAATCTACCATCATGGATGAAAGTAGGATACCAAGAGAAGAATAAACTAAGCCTTAGATTATCAAACGGATCTAAAATAACTGCAAAATCCTCTAATGCTGATGCTGCTCGATCTGAAGCTGTATCTCTGCTATTAATAGATGAAGCTGCCTTTATAGACAACATTGCAGAGACATGGGCTTCTGCTCAACAAACATTAGCGACAGGTGGTGGAGCAATAGTATTATCAACTCCTTACGGAACCGGTAACTGGTTTCATAAAACATGGATAGCAGCAGAAACTGGAGAAAACGATTTCCTACCGATTAAACTCCCCTGGTATGTACACCCAGAAAGAGATCAAAAGTGGAGAGATGCTCAAGACGCACAGCTAGGAGACCCTAGACTAGCAGCACAAGAGTGTGATTGCGATTTCTCAACTTCTGGTGATACAGTAATATACGGAGAGCTTCTAGAATTTTATGAACAGAGTTTTAGAGCAGATCCTTTAGAAAGGAGAGGAGTGGATAAGAGCCTCTGGATATGGGAACACGTAGACTACTCCAGAAACTATATGATAGTAGCCGACGTTGCAAGAGGAGATGGAAAAGATTTCTCTACTTTTCATATTATAGATATTGAAAACTGTAAGCAAGCAGGAGAGTATAAAGGCCAACTCCCTCCTAAAGAATTTGCACACCTATTAGTAGGAATAGCAACTGAATATAATAATGCTCTACTTGTAGTGGAAAACGCTAATATAGGATGGTCTACTATCGAAACTATACAAGAGAGAGGCTATGCAAACCTGTACCATTCACCTAAGTCCGGTAATGTAACAGCAGATAGTTACTTTGATCCTCATGGATTAAACTCAAATATGGTACCGGGATTCTCAAACACAAGTAAAACTAGACCCCTAGCAATAGCTAAACTACAGGAATCTATAAACGATAAATCAGCTACCATACATTCTAAAAGATTATTAGATGAATTAAAAGTATTTATCTGGAGAAATAATAGAGCAGAAGCTCAAACAGGCTACAATGACGACCTAGTAATGGCCTGGGCTATAGCGATGTATGTACGAGAAACAGCATTTAGAATACAAAAAGGTAATAGTGAATTAGCAAGAAGCGTTTGGGATAACGTAACTAAGACCTCTGCCCCTGATATGTTCTATATCCCTCAAAATACAAATAATCCCAACGAAATAGACAACGGTATTGGCGGTCAAGAGGATATTTCATGGATCTACAAATAAGGGAAGTGGCTTTCCCCAATATTTATACCTATATTACAATCATAAAGCATGGCAGATAAGAGCATACTTAGCAGACTACAGAGATTATTCTCTACAGATGTTATAATCAGAAACGTAGGAGGTAATCAGCTTAAGGTAGCAGATGTAAATCAAATACAAGTAGCAGGGGAATTAGAAAATAACTCCTTTCAAAGTAGATACAGCAGTATACACTCAACTAGCCCAACCTCTCTTTACGGACAGCAAGCAACCTACAACTACCAACAGCTAAGACCACAACTGTACTCAGAATACGACGTAATGGATACAGATGCGATTATAGCATCTACTCTAGATATACTTTCTGAAGAATCAACGCTCAAGAATGATATGGGGGAAGTACTCCATATTAAATCAGCAGACGAGAATATACAGAAAATACTTTATAACCTCTTTTACGATGTTTTAAATGTAGAATTTAATTTATCCTGGTGGATAAGGAATGCATGTAAGTATGGAGACTTTTTCTTAAAATTAGAGATCTCTGAAAAGTACGGAGTTTATAACGCTATACCATTTACAGCATTTAGTATAGAAAGACAAGACGGCTACGATGAAGATCATCCAATGTCTACTAGGTTTAAGTATAACCCTGACGGACTTACCGGAGGTACAAGCGGCTACTATCCAACACCCGGAACTGACGATCCGAATGCACTCTATTTCGATAACTACGAAATGGCTCACTTCAGACTTTTATCAGATATTAATTATCTACCTTACGGGAGATCTTATCTAGAACCAGCAAGAAAATTATTTAAACAGTATACTCTAATGGAAGATGCTATGCTCGTACATAGAATCGTTAGAGCTCCCGAAAAGAGAATATTCTATATGAATGTAGGAGGGATAGCGCCTGCTGAAGTTGAGAATTTTATACAAAAAGCAATTGGTAAGATTAAAAAGACTCCTTACGTAGATCCAAAAACCGGACAGTATAACCTTAAGTATAATATGCAGAATCTAATGGAAGATTTCTACATACCGATGAGAAACGGAGATACCACTACTAAAATAGATACTTTAGGAGGACTTCAATACGACGGAATAAACGATGTAGAATACCTAAGAGATAAGTTATTTGCAGCCCTAAGAGTACCTAAAGCATTTTTAGGATACGATGAAAACTTAAGCGGCAAAGCAGTATTAGCAGCAGAGGATATAAGATTCGCAAGAACAGTAGAGAAGATACAGAGAATAATGGTATCAGAACTTTATAAAATTGCCTTTATACATCTATACTCTCAAGGATATACTCAAGAGCAACTAGTAAACTTTGAATTATCGCTAACAACTCCTTCAATCATATATGATCAAGAAAGAGTTGCATTGTTAAAAGAGAAGGTAGAACTAATGCAAGCAATGACAGACTCAAAATTATTCTCCTCTGACTGGATATACGAGAACATATTCCACCTATCAGTTGAAGAGTATGAAGAGATTAGAGATCTAACGGTAGAAGATGCTAAGAGAAACTTCCGACTAAGCCAGGTAGAGAACGAAGGAAACGACCCAAATACTTCCGGTAAATCCTTCGGAACTCCTCACGATATCGCAACTGCTTACGGGAAAGGAAGAGTTTATGAACGTCCCGGAAACGTACCGACTGGATATAATGAAGATGAACCAGAAATAGGTAGACCGAAAGAGAAAGCAAGCCATATAGGTACTCAAGGAGATCCATTAGGTAAGGATAGATTAGGGAAATCTGCAATGAAGAACGACGATCAAGAAGGATACGGTAGAGACAAGACAAAACCTTTCGCCTTTGAATCAACAAAGAGAGAATTCTCTAAACATTATAAGACTCTAGAAGGTCTAACCGATAAAAAAGTCAACCTATTTGAAGAAAATAATAGGAAAGGCGGGCTCCTAGATGAGGCTCAAATAAGAGAAGACAAATAACCTACTATTTATAACAAAGATATATTAGAGATGGCAATAGTTAAACATTCGAAGTATAAAAATACAGGACTATTATTTGAATTACTAGTAAGGCAAATTACTACTGATACAATGGATAATATCAACTCACCTGCTATAAAGACTTTAAAAAAGTACTTCGTAAACACAGAACTCGGCAAAGAGTATAAGATATACGAGCAACTGAGTAAGTTTAAAAACCTAACAGAGGTAAAATCCGAAATGGTAATCTCCTCTCTCCTAGAAGCTTCTAAAAAACTTGATAGAGTTCAAATTAAAAAGCAAAGATATAACCTTATTAAAGAAATAAAGAAATCTTACAATGTAGAAAAGTTCTTTAAAGCAAAAGTAGGGAATTATAAAATATATGCCGCACTAAATAACTTGATTGAGAATCAGGACAGTAAAGAAATAACTCCGGAAGATACTATTAATAATAAAGTAACACTCTTAGAACACCTAGTAAAAAGCCCGGTTCAAAGTAAGAAAGATACTTTAATGGAGGAGTATAAAGAGTATCCTAAAGATATTAAAATACTAACACATCGAATTATGTTAGAGAAGTTTAACGAAAAATACGATAGCTTCTCAACAAAACAAAAAGAGATACTAAAAGAAGTAGTAACCTCAATAGACAACACTAAGAAACTTCGAGATTTCTACAACTCCAGAGCAGAAGAAATAGCAGAAGAATTAGTAAGTAGACTCTCTGAGATTAAAGACGAAGTACTTAAGATAAAACTTCAAGAAACTCTTAAATATATAAAACCTATCGAGAATTCTAAGAAAGTAAGTAACGACGATATCGTTAACCTACTTCAATACTCCGAACTACTTGACAATTTATAATGGATAAGAAACTGAAGCGGAGAGAGTGGCTCAGACGACACCTAAAAGAATTAAGCACCTCCGCCGGAGCAGGAGCATATTCATCCCCCTACGCCTTTAATCCTAAAAAAGGAGCAAAAGGAACAGCTCGTAATTACTACTTAGACATGGGGTATAAGTTAGTAAATAAACAACAACTAAGAAGAAAAGCCAAAGGAATAGATTATAAAGACCTTTGGAAATAGAACTAAACACCAAGAACGTACCTATTTATTAACAATGAAAAGCTTACAAAACAACTATAACCTTATTAAAGAAGGAAAAGGAAATAAAGAATTGTTCTTAAAACAAGCAAAAAGAGAGTTCCCTCAACACGTAACAAACGTATTAACCTTTAACCAGGCAGTAAATAATCTAAAAGAGAGGGGTATCATTACTGAGAACATAAGCAACGATGTAACTTCTAAAAATACAGAACCTAACTGGTTTAAGAT